GTTCATACACACACCGTATGTCAGCTAAGCACGGTAATGCACCGTCTATCAAGACTGTTATGGTCACTGAAGTGAAGACTTACGTTCCACCAGTCGAAACTGATGACAAACCTCTCTAAGGATCAACGTCCTCTGTTAGCCATCATTGACGCAGACATTATCTGTTACCGAGTAGGTTTCGCTAGTGAAGACGTCGATGAGGCTATCTGTATGTCTCGTGTGACTCAGTTAGTTGAAGAGATTGTTTACCAAGACTTGAAGTGTGATGACTACAAAGCGTACATCACCGGCAAAGGTAACTTCCGCAACGACATAGCAGTCACCGAGCCTTACAAAGGCAACCGTAAGGATGCTAAGAGGCCTAAGCATTACAACGCTATCCGTAACCATCTCCAACGCCTAGGGGCAGAACTGGTAGAAGGCGAAGAAGCTGATGATGCTGTGGCTATCGAGGCTACTAAGACAGGTGGCTGGATTGTCTCCATTGACAAAGACCTAGATCAAGTCGCTGGTTGGCACTACAACTTTGTGAAGCGTTTAGAGTACTACGTTACCGAGGAAGAAGGTCTTCGTAACTTGTTCACTCAGGTGCTCACAGGGGATCGTACTGACAACATCATTGGCTTGAAAGGCATTGGACCTAAGAAGGCTGAGAAGCTTTTAAAGGATTGTAAAACTGAAAGGGAATACTATGACGCTTGTCTCAAAGCTTACGATGGTAATCAACTTCGTGTCGATGAAAACCTGAACCTTTTATGGCTACGAAGAGAACCAAACCAAATGTGCCCTCTAGTTTCTACCTTGTTGGATGCCAGTGGAACGTCAAGTACGTAGAGGACTTGAGTGAGTACGGTAAGTGTGACTGTGCTACTCAAATCGTCTACCTACGATCAGGGATGAATAAGAACTTCACCGAGCAGACATTCTGCCATGAACTCGTCCACGCTATTATGTTCGCTATGGGACATACTAACCACGATGAGGTCTTCGTAGATGCCTTCGGTGCTCTGTTACACCAGTATGAAAGAACTAAGCTATGAACATTCCAGCGTTTCCGTTACAAGAAACTGATGATTATCACGGACAAGAAGGCATGACATTACGAGATTACTTTGCTGCTAAGGCTATGCAATCAATGAACAGTCGTCCTGATTATGATGATGTGGCAGCAGATGCGATTGCACTTGACTCATACGCATTGGCAGACGCTATGTTAAAGGCTCGTGATGGTAACTCGTAAGACAACAAGCTCCAAAAGAGCTAATGCCTTGAAGCATGGGTGGCGTAGCGGCCTTGAAGAAGATGTCGCTAAGGCTCTCACAGAAGCGGGTGTTCCTTTCACTTACGAAGAGACTAAGATCAAGTACATCAAGCCAGCGAGTGAACACCAGTACACGCCTGACTTTGTTCTCGATAACGGTATCATCGTAGAGACTAAGGGACGTTTCCTGATTGCAGATCGTAAGAAGCACCTGCTCATCAAGCGACAGCAGCCTCAGCTAGACATTAGGTTTGTCTTCTCTAACAGTAACCAGAAGTTAGCTAAAGGGTCACGAACCACTTACGCTGCTTGGTGTGTTAAGAATGACTTCCTCTACGCTGATAAGGTTATCCCTGAAGATTGGATCAAAGAACGTAGACGAAAGGTAAGCGATGGAACTCGTATTACAGAAGGAAAATAAGGATGGTAGTGCAGACTTCGATCTGACTATCTCTCCCTTAGAAGTTCAAGCCTTAGTTAACCTAGGTCTGATTACAGTGTTGAAACAAGCGATTGAAGAAGGAAAACAGTATGTCCCAACAAGTGAGTCTAGTGTGGGTAACACCGGATGCGGAGAATCTAGTTGCTCGTATGGCCCGTGTGTCAAATCCGGCAAACCAGAACAACCCTGCATCTGCACCGAAACTGCTAAAGTACCTTATTAAGAACAAGCATTGGTCGCCGTTTGAGATGGTGAACGTGTGTATGGAGATTGAAACTACTCGTGATATAGCTCGTCAGATCTTACGCCACCGTAGCTTCTCCTTCCAAGAGTTCTCTCAGCGGTACGCAGTCACTGAGGACTTCGTTAGCACATCAGAGGTACGACTACAAGACGAGAAGAACCGTCAGAATAGCTTATACACCGATGACGTTAGCTTGCAGTACTGGTGGGAGGGTATTCAACGTAGGCTCACCGATGAGGTTAAGTTTATGTACACATCAGCCTTGGACAAGGGTATCGCTAAGGAAGTAGCTCGTAAGCTTCTCCCTGAGGGTCTAACAATGTCTAAGATGTACATGAACGGTACACTTCGTAGCTGGTTACACTACATTGATATCCGTTGTGATTTAGCAACACAAAAGGAACATCGTGAAGTAGCTGAGCAATGTCGTGATATTATCTTCGCTCAATTCCCTTCAATCGAAAGTTTGCTTGCAAACGAGGATGTCTTGAATGGCTAAGATAGTGGTTCACTACAAACCTCCTATGTTCATACCGGACTGGACTAAGGGGTACAAAGTCTACGTAATCGACCATCCTAGATTAGGGTGTAGAATGATAGAAACATCACCAGTGACTAAAGACTACGGTAACGGAATCTTTGAGACTGCTTATGTCGTATATCATCCAATGGACGGAGACTTTCATGACACTTGAGCAATACTTCCACGTAATCAATCAACCTAAGGAACCAAACATGTTTGAATACTTAAAGAACAAATGGACTGAGTTAACAACCACTCGATATCAGTTTGAACCTGAGCCTCTACAAGGTGAAGAAGACTACTGGGCGTTTGAGATGCACACATCAGCCTATGAGTGTGACGGAGAAGCTGTACCCATGAAGCACAACATCATCATGGATGCTAATGACTCTACATGGCATGAGACATTAGATCAGATCCTAGACGTAATGGGTGAACACTACGGTTACAACATCAAAGAGCAAGTTTACTACTCAGTTGCTTTCCCTCTCAATTCCGAAGGCATGACAGGCTATGGTCGTATGCTCAATGATGAGGTTTTACAGCAGCTACTGTTAGCTCACCCTGAAGCGTACGAAGCAGGTACTTTCACTGAACCAGCTAAGAACGTATTCGCATGAGAATCCTTACAATTCCTGATACGCAGTGCAAGCCCGATGCCCCACAAGAGCATTTGACTTGGGCAGGAAAGGCAATCTGTGAGTACCGCCCTGATGTGGTAGTTCACTTAGGAGATCATTGGGATTTCCCTAGCCTCTCTAGCCACGACAAGGCAGGTAGCAAGTACTTTGAAGGTAAGCGCTACCTAGCTGACGTAGAAGCAGGTAACAAGGGCATGGAAGTGCTCCTAGCGCCTCTCAAAGAGCTTCAGAAGAGTCAGAAGGAAACCAAGCACAAGGCCTATAAGCCACGTATGGTCTTCTTGAAGGGTAACCATGAGAACCGCCTCACAAGGGCTGTTAACAATAACCCTATGCTCGAAGGCTTGCTGACCTATGCTGACTTAGACTTGAAAGATTGGGAAGTGCATGAGTTTCTACATCCAGTTTTCATCAATGGAGTTGGCTTTAGTCATTACTGGCCTGTGGGTGCTATGGGTCGCCCTGCTGCTAGTCCCGCTGCTATCATTTCTAAGCTTCATATGTCTTGCGTGGCAGGACATCAGCAAGGAAAGCAAATTGCTTATGGTAAGCGTGCCGATGGCAAGCCTATTTGTGCTATTGTTGCCGGTAGTTACTATCTTCATGACGAAGACTATATGGACCAGTTAAGTAACCGTCATTGGCGAGGCTTACTGGTGATGAATGAGGTAGAAGACGGACACTTTGACGAGATGTTCTTATCAATCGAGTACTTGGAGAAGAAATATGCTGGAAAACAAACCGCTCTGGAAACCAACGGTAAATGAAATTGAGGAATATATGGCTTCTTTGAACATCCCGATGGAAGAACGCTTCAACGGTACAGCTAGTTACGATGTAATTAGTAAACCAAAGCATTACATGCTCTTTGAGAAGGAAGGCATTGAAGTACGTGATGTGATTGAGAAACTGTTGGAAAAGATGCCTCTAGGAGGGGATGACCGATTAGGATATAAACCATTGTTTATCTCAGATTATGTACAACTTATGCAGTACTTAATGCGCTTCATGGACAAGAATGGTGTGGAAGACCTCAAAAAAGCTCGCTGGTATCTTGACAAAATGATCTCATCGTACTAGAATGCTGGCCCACTAAAAATAATAGGAATAGAGAACAAATGACACAAATGACACCGTACATGACGTACATCGCTAAGAGCCGTTACAGCCGTTACTTGGACGACAAAGGTCGCCGTGAACACTGGAATGAGACAGTAGCTCGTTACTTTGACTTCATGGAGAGTCACCTACGTGACAATCACAACTACACCTTGACACCTGAGCTTCGTGGTCGTCTTGAGGGTGCAGTCTTGAATCTCGACTGTATGCCTAGCATGAGAAGTATTATGACTGCTGGTGATGCTCTCACACGTCAGAACGTAGCTGGTTACAACTGCTCGTACATGCCCATTGACGACCCTAAGGCCTTCGATGAGGCTATGTACATCCTCCTGTGTGGCACAGGCGTAGGTTTCTCTGTGGAGCAGAAGTATGTCAACCGTTTACCTGAAATCCCTGAAAAGCTGTATGAGTCTAATACTGTGGTTCACGTTAAAGACTCCAAAGAAGGATGGGCTAAGGCATTACGACAAGTGTTGGCCCTCCTATGGGCTGGAGAAGTACCAAAGTGGGATGTTTCAAGTGTACGAGCCGCTGGTACTCGACTTAAGACCTTTGGTGGTCGAGCTTCCGGGCCAGAGCCTCTTGTTGACCTCTTCAAGTATGTGGTGTCTAAGTTCAAAGGAGCCACAGGAAGGAAGCTCACCTCTCTCGAAGCGCATGATATCCTATGTAAGATTGGAGAAGTCGTGGTGGTTGGTGGGGTTCGTCGTTCAGCGATGATCTCCCTGTCTGACTTGGGTGATGACCGTATGGCTAAGGCTAAGGCTGGAGCTTGGTGGGATGGTAACGGTCAACGAGCCTTGGCTAATAACTCAGCTGTGTATGATGTCAAGCCTGATGTAGGCCAGTTTATGCGTGAATGGAGCAGTATCTATGAAAGTCACTCAGGTGAGCGTGGGATTTTTAACCGTTATGCTTCAGAGATTCAAGCGTCTAAGAATGGTCGTCGTGTACTCGATAAAGAGTGGGGCACTAACCCTTGTTCTGAAATCATTCTCCGTCCTTACCAATTTTGCAATCTATCTTCAGTTATTGTTCGTGCGGGGGATACATTGGAGTCTCTTAAAGAAAAAGTCGCTATTGCGACAATCTTGGGAACCTTCCAATCGACAATGACCAACTTCCCTTACCTGCGTAAGATCTGGCAGACAAACACTGAAGATGAGCGTTTGTTGGGTGTCTCGATGACAGGTATCTTGGACAATACGTTGCTGAACAACGCTTACGACAAAGAGCTACCTGCTCGTTTAGAGGAACTGAAGAATGTTGCTGTGGATACTAATAAGCATCTCGCTGCTGAATTGGGCATCAATGCTTCTGCTGCGATCACGTGTGTCAAGCCTGAGGGAACTGTTAGTCAGCTCACTGGTACTGCTAGCGGCATTCATCCTCAACATAGTGCTTATTTCATTCGTCGTGTCCGTAGCGATGCCAAAGATCCGCTTACTTCTTTCTTGAAGGATGCTGGTTTCCCTTGGGAGCCTTGTGTGATGAAGCCTGAGTCAACAGTGATCTTCTCCTTCCCGATGAAGACCCCTGAAGGCGCTCGTCTTCGTGAGGACTTGAATGCTATTGAGCACTTGGACTTGTGGTTGACATTCCAGCGTCATTGGACAGAACACAAGCCGTCTGTTACAATCTCTGTAAACGAGCACGAGTGGCCTAAAGTCGGTGCTTGGGTGTGGGAAAAGTTTGACGAGATTACAGGTGTTTCTTTCTTGCCACTAGATGGTGGAAGTTACCGCCAAGCCCCTTACGAAGCCTGCACTAAGGAACAGTATGAGGAAGCCTTGGCTAATACACCAACGACTATCGAATGGGAAAACATGTTAGAAAACACAGATAATGTGGAAGGTGCTCAGATGTTAGCCTGTACTTCAGGAAATTGCGAGATCTAATATGAAACAATGCAGTCGCTGTGATACCTTAAAAGCCTTTGAGTTCTTCCCTAAAAAGAAGGAGAATAAGGACGGGTATCATAGCCACTGTAAGCAATGTCGTTCTAACTATGATAAGTCTCGCTATAGCCCTGAAAAGCGAAGTGAGGCTTATCTGTTAAACCTTGAAGAAGGACGGCAATCTCGTAGAGAGTACTATAGCAATAACAAAGAAGACTACTATTCACGGAAAGCAAAGCGTAGGGCTGAACTTCTAAACCGTACTCCAGCATGGCTTACAGAGCACGATCTACTACACATCAAGTGTATCTATTCTGTTTGTAGTATGCTAAACAAGGAAGGAACAGGGCCGTATGAAGTGGATCACATTGTCCCATTACAAGGTAAGACTGTTAGTGGGCTTCACGTTCCTAACAATCTAAGAATAGTGTCTAGATTTGAAAACCGTTCAAAAGGAAACAAACATTGAAGACAATCGTATACTCTAAACCCAACTGTCCGGGTTGTGTTAAATTAAAGAG